CTGACGGCGGACCGCATTACGGTAGAGGTGCTGTCATGAAAGACTTCACCTCTTTTGACACGTGGGATATCGCGGAGACGGTGCAGTCTCAGTATGCGACTTCAAAGCGCATGAGGGCGGTCATAGACGCGTTCTGGCAGGCAATCAATCCCAAAGCCGACATCGATTTGCTGTATAAGAAGCTGGTCAATCCGCGGACCGCCGAGGGCTATGGCCTTGACGTGTGGGGCAGGATTGTCGCTATCGGGCGGTCATACCTCGCTGTCGATGACGATACGCCTTACTTTGGCTTTGATCCTCCGGAAGGCGTCAAAAATGAGAGGCTGAACAGCTTCAACAATGCGCCTTTCTACAAAACCATCTACGGCAAGGTGGAACTCGCGGACACGATGTACCGGACTTATGTCTTTTTGAAAGCGCTCATCAACATCGGAGACAGCAGTCTCGCATCGCTCAATCACGCCGTCAAGCTGCTCTTTCCGGACGCGGATATCCAGATCTTGCATACCGGCACGATGGTTCTGCGCGTGCTGATACTCTCGCCGTTGTCCGAGTCTGACAAGGCGGCGCTCGACAATCTGCCGTGGCTCCCTGCCGGAGTGGGGCTTGAGATGTATCAGATCATAACGCCAACATTCGGCTTTGCCGGCGCGCCGGAACTCCAGAACTTCAACAATGGCACTTTTGCGACATACGGCATAACAAAACTTTAGGAGATGATTTATGGCAGTCTTTACTGAGCCTGAAAAGTTTTCAGTCCTCCCCGGCTCCGCGGCAGATACGGGCAAAATACAGTCCGAGGGCAGTACCCTCAATCCGTCTCTTGTCAACCTCTTTCCAGCTATCTACCAGCTTGCCCTCGCGGCAGGCGGCAAGGCTCCGGAGCGCACGACTTTCAACGAGTTTCTGCGCCTGATTTTGCAGCGTCTCTATTACATTGAGCGCGGTGGCATGTGGTCATATGACGCGACTGCGGACTACCCCGCTGGGGCGGTAGTAGGCTATTCCGGCTCTCTGTACCTCGCGCTGAAAGACAACGGAAGCGGCACTGACGCCGGAGCGGTCAGTCCTGACGCCGATGGCGCAGTCTGGCAGAAACTGCCCACGCTCACTGATGTTGCAAAGGCTTTTCTGCTCATTTCTGACGCCGAGGCCGACTACCTCAAAAAGACTGATGCTTCGGACACATATCTGTCAAAGTCAGACGCCTCCGCCGACTACCTTAAGAAGTCAGACGCCTCCGGCACATATCTGTCAAAGTCTGACGCCTCGGACACATATCAGACTAAGGCCGACCTGTCATCGCAGATAATCACCTCGGTCAGGAGCAACTGGTACGCCACGTATCCTGACGGCGCTGAGGCGCACAACGCCATGTGGGGCGGCAGGGACATCACCGCCGCCTTTGACGCCGGGACGGTCTCGGAGCACATCGCTGACGGCACGTTCAAGGACATTTTCCCCGGCGACTACATCACGAAGCAGGTTACCATCAGCGGCACAGCATACGCTATCAACTGGGTGGTGGCTGACTGCGACTACTGGATAAACAAGGGCGACCAAAACAACGGCATGGAGACTCATCATGTCGTCATTGTGCCGCAGGCGCCGATTTTCAACGCGAACATGAACAACGACAACGTTACGACAGGTGGATACGCAGGCTCGCGCATGTACAGGGAGACTATTCCGGCGTGCGCCACGGGCATTGTCAACGCGTTCGGGTCTAGCCATATACTGACGTTCAGGGACTCAATTGTCAGGGCGGTCAATACATCCGCTATCTCATCAGGTGCGCCTATGTGGACAGGCGCGTCTTCTGACTGGGGATGGTATGACGCTCAGTGCAACCTGATGTGCGAGCGAATGGTATACGGCATGCCCGCGTTTTCCTCGTCCGCATGGGAAGCTGGAGTTGCTACCCGTCAAATGTCTGCTTTCCGCCTGAGCGAAAAAGCGATAAACTATAACAGGTCGAACTGGTGGCTTCGCGATGTCGTCTCTTCTGCGCATTTCGCGACTGTCTCCGGCTACGGCATTGCGCTCGCCGGCTACGCGTCGTACTCGAGTGGCGTCCGCCCCTTCGCCCTGCTCCGCTAATCCTTAATCCGCCGCCCGATAGGGCGGCATCAATGAGGTGCAAAGTGTCAGTACTAAAGCGTTTCAGGTCAGAGAGCAAGATGCAGTTTTACGCCACGGCGCAGAAGCTCCGCAAGGACATCATGACGCTACTGCTAAAAGACTTTGGCGTGCGGAGCAAGGTCAGACAGCTGGACATCGAAACGCGGCACATGACGGCTGACGACAGGAACGCCTTTCTTGCCATCGCTGAGAAGTACGGCATTACGGCGGCGGAAGCGGAGTTTCCGGCATGGCTCATCGACTTTGAGCGGCAGAGCCTTGCCGACCTCTCGCGGCGGCTTGTGCTCTCCGTCACCGCCGCCAACTCCATTTACCCGACCGCTTTCGCGGACGCGGAACTCAGGCGCAAGCATCAGGATACCGCCATCGCAACCTGCTATCAGCTGTATCAGGAGATAGATTTTGCGGCGCATATCCTGCCCGTTGACCTCACGAAATACACGCCTTTGTGCGATGCGGTGGAGTATGAGATTGCGCTCCTCAAGGGCTGGCGCAAATCCGACAACAAACGCTACCGCGAACTCAAATCTGCGCTATAATCCTTTCGGTCTGTCTCTTATTGTCGTCTCTTCTGCGAATTTCGCGAATGTCAACGGCAACGGCAATGCGAACGCCAACAACGCGTCGAACTCGAATGGCGTCCGCCCCTTATGCTATCAGGCCGGGCTATGTGTAGGGTAAATCCCGATCCGGTCATGCAGGGCAGGAGAGGCAGTCCGGCAGTGATGCGAACACGCGCGCTGATGCCCGCCGATATGTCGTCAGGCTCCAAACGGCGCGCCCCCTGTCCGCTTTTCCATCACGAAAGAGGGCAAAAATGTCCGCTTTTCCAACTCCTTTCGAACGCCTGACCGACATAAACGCCCTGCTCTCGGCCGTCAGAAAGCTGGAGAAATCATCAGGCTGGAAATCATCGGTACAGCGCATCACCTGCGAGCCGCTCCGGTTCTGTACTGCTCTCCGCAAGAGCCTGATTGACGGCACTTACAGGCCGGGAAAGGGCTTCAAATTCATCGTCAATGAGCGAGGGTGCAGGCGCTTTATCCGCGCCCTGGATCCTGCTGATATGGTCTTGCAGCACGCGCTGTGCGATGCGGTGCTCCTGCCTGCCCTGACACCGTACCTGATTTACGACAACGGCGCGAGCCTCAGGGGCAAGGGCATGGCATTCACGCGCGCGAGGCTTGCCGCTCATCTCAGGGAATACCGCCGAAAACACGGCGCTGATGGCTGGGTGCTCAAAATCGACTTTGCCAAATTCTTTGACAACATTCCGCATGGCCAGCTGATACAGAGTATAGACGCAAAGGTCAGAGACGCACGCATACGCTCACTGCTCGAGATGCTCCTCGCGCCTTACTCTGCCGATGTGTCGTATACGGATACCGATTTTGATACAGTGCCGTACAACAGCCTTACGGACTACGAGACATCAGGCCTGCGTGACGGCTCACGCGTCCTGCATCGCTCTGTCGGCATCGGCGCACCCGTCTCGCAAATTGCCGGAGTGTGGTATCCCACGCCGATAGACACCTACTGCAAGGTGGTCAGGTCATGCAGGTACTACGGCAGGTACATGGACGACATATACATACTGCACCATGACCGCTCCTTCCTGCTCTCTGTCCTTGACGGCATCAGGCGGCAGGCTCGCGCGCTCGGGCTCTTCATCAGTGAGAGGAAGACTCATATCACGCCTTTGCGGCAGGGCTTCACCTTCTGCAAGATACGCTATTCCTTTACCAGCAGCGGCAGGCTCCTCATGAGGCCTGTCAGGGAGACTTTCACGCGTGAGCGGCGGAGGCTCAAAAGGCTGTATCAGCTTGCCGCATGCGGTAAAATTACAGTTACAGACTATAAGGATTTGTATCACTCGTGGCGGTCAGGCTGGATCCGCTTTGACTGCCATCGCTCTCTCATCAGTCTGGACAAAACCTACCGGAGGTATCTAGATGATCTACAGTATTAAAGACGGAAAGTACAGCGGCGACAATACGCTGTCAACAGCCTGGGGCGCGGCTTTCATCGCCGGGGCGGCAGAGCGCGGCTATGAATGCGCGTGCTACCCCGACACCGAAACGCCTGATTTTCATGCGCGCTGGGTGAAAACGCCCGCCGACAGTGAAGACAACGTGAGCGAAGACGGCATCAGCATCAGCCTGACGCTTGCGGAGATGAAGGGCTTCAAGAAGCAGCAGGTGGAGAACGCGACCGCAGGCTTTGACGCCGAGCGCAAGGACAGCGGAATGACCTTTAAGTCAATCCTCGGCTTTACGGTTGACGGAGACGCGCGCTCACGCGACAACCTCGCCGGACTCATCAACATCGGCGTTGAGCCTGTCGCTTTCCGCGACCATGACAACGGCGACCACAGCCTGATGCTTGAAGACCTTAAGATGCTCCTCAAAGAAGCGCAGATGAACGGCGCGATGCTGTATCAGCAGAAGTGGGCTTTACAGAAAGCCATTGGCGAGGCGAAGAGCCTGAAAGCCCTGAAAGCGATTGAGATTAAGTTTACAATGGCAGATTTCAGCAAGAAGGAGGAGAACTGATGGCTGCAGAACCCTCAAAATGGCATGTCGCTCCCGGTGCGAATGCCGACTGTAACGACATCCCGGACACTGCCGACGCGGACTCCGGCCTTGCGTCATGGTCCGCCCTCTTTCCTCAGCTGACCGCGCTGCCGCTCTCGGCAGGCGGACGCGCGCCGAAGAGAGAGGATTTTAACGGCCTGCTCAGGGCGTTCGGGCAGTGGGCTTTTTACTTCATGCAGGGCGGAGTGCCCTCGTGGGAGGCGTCCATCGCCTACACCGCTGGAAGCTTCGCAAGGCATAACGGCACCACGTGGACTGCGCTCAAGGACTCAAAAGGCGTCAACCCGGCCGAAGGTGAGTACTGGCACGCGCTCAGCAACTTCTACACCTCAGACTCGCTTGTCTCTGACCTGCTCAACAGGGTCTACCCTGTCGGCAGTATCTACATGAGTGCCGTCAACGTGTCTCCGGCGTCATTTTTGGGCGGCACGTGGCAGGCCATCGAGCAGGGGCGCATGCTCATGGCGGCAGGCTCAAGCTGGCAGGCAGGCACAACAGGCGGTGCGGTGTATCACACGCTGACCGTGCAGGAAATGCCCGCCC